GCATTCCTGAGAAGGATCTCTCAAGAGAAGAAACAGTTAGAGATCAAGAACAAAATCCTTGAAAAGACTGACTTCGATGAAGTCTTTGATGCCAATGATCTTGACATGGGTAACTACTCTGATTATAATAGTATTAAGGATACAGTTCATCAAAAACTGAGAAATTCATGATTGGAAAACTTGACCCCGAGGAACATGTTATGGACGAGTCCGTGATTTATCCTGGGAAGATGCTCGGACAACTTGCTATTGCATTGGAAAAACTGGGATGGGAGTATGGTGATGAGGTTGATGTAGAGATTGGTGGTACTTCTGTGTCGGGTATCGACGTAGGAGAAGAGTACAATAAGAAGTGGCAGTCACCTCTTGGTACTCGTAAGTACAACAAAGATGCTTTTATCATCATCAAAAACCAGTCACGTAGAGACCTGACTAAATCACAACCTATGGAAGAATTTAAACCAAGGCATGAAAGTAGCTATAATAAGTGATACCCATTACGGAGCAAGGAAAGGTTCTAAACTCTTTCATGATTACTTTGAAAAGTTCTACAACGATGTTTTCTTTCCTACCATAGACAAAGAAGGTATCACCACTGTCATTCATATGGGTGATGCCTTTGATAGTCGAAAGGGTATTGAATTCAAGTCATTGAAATGGTCGAAGAGAGTTGTGTTCAATCCTCTCAAAGAACGTGGTATCAAGATGCATCTGATGGTTGGTAATCATGATGCATATTATAAGAACACGAATGAAATCAATGCTGTTGATCTTCTCCTGAAAGAATATGATAATGTTGAGGTTTATTCTTCTCCTACAGAAGTATCTGTGGGT